GGAAAACTTTTTTTGCGTGGAATAGAGTGGCAGCACAGGAGTGTTGCTTACCATAACGATGCTCATACTCACTACTGAGACAGCATCCGTGTTGGATCAACCAGGCAGTATTGTATACATTTTTACCTGCCCACTTAGTACAAGGGTGGTTACGGAACGCACCTTTTGCAGTTGCGTAGTAACCACCGTCTTTTTTTGGTAATGGTTCCCAGTCGTAATACCACCCAGAATAGATGATTGCAAGCATTTGACAGCATTCCAATGGCATCTTGACCACGTGTTTGTCAGGTAGAACTTGAGCAGAGAGACGTGGGTCTGGATGGGTTACGAAAATGTTCATTAGATGTCGCCTTCGGCACGGTTTTCAGAGCGTTCAACAGTGAACTCTCCTTCAGGATAGCGCGTTGCAAGTTTAACGGTGTTACGATAGATGACTTCTTCCATACGAACACCGAGTGCCATACACGCTTGTGCAGCATACCACATCACATCACCCAGTTCAACGATGAGGTGTTCCTTGTTGGCATTGTCATAGGGTTTGCCTTGGAACTTGAGTTTCTTGACGATCTCCATAAACTCACCTGCCTCAGCAACGAGACCAGACGCAGCAGTATCAAGTCGCTGAATGTTACAACCAGATCGTTGCAGTTCTGCATAACGAGTCAGAAGAGTATCAAAATCTTTAGACTCTTCGCTACAAGTCATATCACAGAACTTGAGGTACTCGTCAAGGTCAACCTCAAACTTGCCCTTTGCTTTGGAATCAATCTTTTCCTTTACTGCTTTACCCTTAGGAGTAGAAGGTCCGTCACCGAAACCTGCAGGAGTAGGATCAACTTTTGCTTTTGCCATAATTAGATTTTGAAACCGTCGAATGAAGTGTTTGAAATTTGCAGAATGTCAGTAGTTTCTACTGACTTTTCTTGACCAGAGTCGATGATATTTTCTTGCTCATTGCAATCATACAATCTCATCTTTGCTCTGTCAATACCCACGACGAATCTCTTGTTCATCGTTGGGTCGTTATATCTATTCTTCAACTGCTTGACCATAATCTGATTCTGTGCCTCAAGATCTTCTGTAGAGATCAAAGCAAACATAAAATCAGCAGTTGCAGGAAGACCGAATGATTCGGATGTATCTGTCAGGTCTACATCTGAGTTTCCATAACCGCTCCTAGTAGTTTGCGTAGCAGACACGATAGGAACATTATGCTCACCAGCAAGACCACGTAGTTCTTCAGCAATAGCTTTCACAAACGTGTACGAGTTAACGATAGCACCCTTGTATCGATTTGAACTACAAATGTTGAGATAATCAACATAGATGATGTCAGGAACGAAAGACTTTTTGATAGCAAGTTCCTGAAGAAGTGCTTTGAAGTGACCAACGTGTGCTGATGCAGTTGGATATTCTTTGATGATCAACCGACCTTGTGTCTTCTTAGTAACCCTTTCGATCTTAGAATCGAACATAGGTTTAGGAAGTGTCTCAAGTTGTTGAACACTAACGTTCAGAAGGTTGGCATCAATACGCTCAGCAATTTTCTCCTCTGCCATCTCCATTGTGATGTAGAGAACATTGAGTCCTGCTGTGAGATTAGCAGCAGCACAGTGACACATAAACAATGACTTACCAACACCTGTGCCAGCAAGTGCAATGTTGAGTGTCTTCTTAGAGATGCCTCCTTTGGTAACCTTGTTCATCATCTCAAGGTCAAAGGGGATCTTCTCTTCAATACGATGATAGAAAGCAAAACGATCATCAGCGTCTTCAAGGTAATCGTGACCAACTGAGTTATCAAAACTCACACTGAGTGCCTTGGATAGGATACTAGGGATAGCATCTCTACCAAACTCTTTGTGGTCTCCCTCAGCAATCTGAATAGATTCCAGGAGTGCATTATAGATGGCACGATCACGACACCACTTCTCTGTGGTATCACACAACCAGTTCTCTTCGTGCGGTTCTTCAACTAGACCGTCGATGAAGGTGCTGATCTCTTTGAAAGAAGATTCATTGAGATCTGTGCGTCCTTCAAGTTCAATCCTCAACGCATCCATTGTAGGAAGCGTATCATAATTAGTCAGGTATGAAGAGATCTCTTCAAACAGAACTTTGTTGTTATAGTTCTCAAAGTAATCCGCTGAAATATGTGGGATAACTTTGCGAGTATAGTCCTGATTGAAAACCAGTGAATTGACTACCAGTTCTTCAATCGAATTAGACATAGTGGCAATAAGTTCCTGCGATGTACTTGTCGTTAGAGACAGTTGGGTTCCCAGAATGTGGGAAGGTCCACATTGGTGGGAAGATTAGTAGTCTACCACACTTAGGTTTGATTGCAATGTTACCGAAGTCAGTTTCTCCACCTTCTTCAACATCGTTTAGATACCAGAAGAGTGTGAGGAACCTACGGGCAGACTCGTAGTCACCCACATCAACGTGACGATCAAATCTATCGTCAGTGCCAGCACGATACTTCTTGATACGGAACTGTTCAATAGTGCTTCTTGCTGGGAAGAACTGTCTACAGTCAACATCATCCATATACTTCTGTACATAATTATGTGCAGACTCGATGAATGCATTATGGATCAGACCCCAATCTTCTAGTGCTGTAAGATCTTCAGATCCTTCTAGTTTTTGTGTGAGGTTAAACTGTTTGAACTGTGGACGACCATTACGATCCCAATCCTCAATATCTTCATCATCCAGTTTTTCAAATAGTCTGATCGCATTTTTACATACAGTATCTGGAATCGAATAGTCGTAATACCTGATTAGATCATCAAGTTCCATAACCAAACTCCTTTTGTGCACACTCGTCGAGTGCTTGCATTACTTCTGGCGTGAAATACTTCTCAGGATTGGCAAGAATAACAGAAGGAAAAACGGAAGATTCCCCAACAACAACCCGATTTCCCTTACGCTCGAAGACTCCGTACTTCTCACCCAGTTCCAGTAAGCCGTAGTATTTGTCAAGACCTCGCTCGTCATAAAAAAGACGTGTTTCAACTTTACTATTCTCCTGTGTGAATCGTGACTTCTTCGCTTCGCATTTAATAATGTTACCTACGATTTCTTTTTTAGAGTCACGCTCCTTACTCTTGGTAAGGAAGATGATTGTAGATGCAGCATACTTAAGTCCACTGCCACCACCCATTTCTTTTGTAGGAACATACGCACCAACTACATCATATGTATGGTTAGTGACGATTAACGGAACGTTACAGCGTCCGAGTTCCAAAGTCAAAACACGGAAGATTGCTTTGACAACTTGAGCACGAGTCATATCACGTGTCTCTTTACCTTCAGCAGAATCCTGAACCTCTTTGGTAGTAGAAAGCATACCCAAAGAGTCAAGCACAAACATCATAGGTTTGCGATCTGCTTCTTTCTGTTCCTTATACTTCTTGAGCACGTTGAGTGCTTGTGTACGAAACTCCTGTACGGTTGTGACAGGAACAATAATCATACGATTAGAATCGATACCACGATCCTCAATCATTGCCTTAGAAATGGCGGACTCAGATTCAAAATAAATGACTCCAGCATCAGGATCAGTATCGAGGAAGTGACGAACGACACTAAGAGTAAAAAAAGTTTTTCCAGTGCTGCTCTCTCCTGCAAGAGCGGTGATCTTGTTTGAAGGAAGACCTCCATAAATCGAACCACTAACGAGGGCATTGAAAATATAAGAACCAGTGTCAATGAAGTTAGAAACATCACCTGCAGCAATGCCATCACTAACAATAGAGGCATACTCATTGCCAATATCTTTCACAACGTCGTTGAGGAAACTCATACAAAAAACTCCATAAGGGATGCGACACGTTCTGCTTGCCAATCGATAGTATCGAGAATGACCTGCAGTGGGTCAAGAAAACTTTTCTTGAATTGTAGATCGTAATCGATAGACTTGTCAAGTCCAAACTCTTTAGGCAATGTTTGGAAGAATGATACGACATTCTCATTGATCCTGTTTGGGGTGCGAAGATACAGGAACTTCACCTTCTCTCCCTCCTGAATCAGAGGATACTTGTGGGTGAGTTTGTTTTTCTTCACGTGGAAGTTATATAGTAGCGCACCCCGAACGTGAATAGGAGTGCCCTTGCTATACACACTAACTGGATTTGAGAATTTGCTGACACCGTTACACCCTCGTGGGAATGCAACATCCTCGGGTGGAAGTGACTCAAACTTCTTACGGAAGTCAGCGACGAAATCTTGAAGATCGGATTCCTCTTGGTTCATAATCACCTTGAGGGCATCCTTAATAGCAGTCCTGCAAGCAGCAGGTGTTGATGATTTGACTGCTTCAATACCCATAATCTTCAGTTTGGGTTCAGTGAAGCGGA